TATTAGAATGGGCTACACAGGCTACGTCAAGTGTAAAGCTACACTTCTCTGAGTCATTAGCCTCTGCAAGACCTTCTGAGGAATGGAATGGTGTGATCTCGGAGATGTCGTAGAACACGTAACCGTCAGGGGCAGTCTTCAGATCGTGTGAGGGCAGGAACGAAGACTTGCTGCACGGAATTGTAGCTCCGACAGCACCGCTGATCAATGACTGTAATCCGACATCTAAAGTGTATGGACTCATTTGCCGAATGCCTTACGGAAGTGTTCCAATACTTTGGTGCGGAAGATTTCCTTAGCCTTAGCTTCTGTCTCTTGCTTGGTCTTGGCGAAGTAGTGATGCCCTTCAAATCCGTACGTTCTGTCCTTCTTTTTCTTTTCGTCGCTGAGGGCACTGAGCTTATGCTTGAAGCCAGCTTCCCACAAGTGCAGGTAGCGAGCAGGCCAACGCTTCTTCAGACCACCAACACTCTTAGGACCGAACACTTTCTTACGAAGTCTACTGCGAACGTCACCACGAGGGTAACGCTTGCTGTAGATTACTGATCCATCATCGGCAGTACGTTTCTGACGAATACCAAATGAGACCTGTCGCTGGATTGCTTTGTTATATAAGGGAGACTTCTCCAGCGTTGTCGCTTCGATGTACTTGTTGTTGACTCCAATGATACCGTAGAACCGATCAGGGTTGTTGCGAGCGTTCTTGTACTTGGAGATCAATGCACGGTAAGTGGCACCAGAGGATTGCTTAGACTCACGGGGGAGCCTCATCAGTTTAGTCTTCAGGGAGTTTCTGGATGGCAGTAATGCACTTCGCAACGCCTGACGTACGATGTGCCTGCGAAGCGTACCAACGAACTTGGGGAAGCCGTTGATCACCTCAGCAGGCATGTCGAACTTGATTGAGAAGAACGGTTTAGCCATTAGTACATCGTGGGGATAAGTTGAATGGTGATCGGCTGTGAGACGTTGTCGATGATTGTAATGTTTACTTTCTTTCTGTCACCCCATGGGTCAGTCGCTGGTCCTTGAACCGCGAATACTTTCTGACGAGAAGGAATGACACAGAACATACCTGCAGTGATTTCTTCAGCAGGCTTACACCATTGGCCGATGAGCATGAAGGACTGCTCAGAAGCCACACGACCGGCGTCCGTAATCTCTGTTGGCTTGCGGGGAGCTTCCAGAGAGAACGGACCTTTGTAATGAAGAGTGAATTCCTGTGTGAGTTCACCCGATGTGTTGACGACTGTGGAGGGTGTCCAGAACTCGCAGATGGTTCGTAGATTGGGTCGAGAGCGGCGATTGTACTTGTTCATCCACGACTCACTTTCGACCAGTCTTCCGTAATGTAACGGATTGCACGATGGTCATTCAAAAGGTTGAGATCGCGAAGCTGACAATAGCCTTGAGGAAGTTCTGAGACAGAACCATCAGAGATCGCATCGCGGTACTCAAACAAGTGGTAAGCGAGGATCTTGATTGCTCGGATGGTTGACTTGGGTACGGCGTCGTATGATGCGTAGCCGGTGGTGTAAGTGATGGTGATTGGGTAGGGTTGCTCATCGTTGATCTCTTCGAAGACTTCTTCCCAGTCCTCAGCCCATAACTTAGATGGTTCTGAGGTGTAGAGAGTGTAGTCGGAGGATGATACGGTTCCGGTGGTCAGATCGTCTTTAATGTACGTGAAGGTTGTGATCTCAGTAACACGTCCGAATGGCAGGAAGAACAGACCATCGGGATTACAGAATGCTTCGTACGGGAGAGTGAGTGTAACAGGTTTACGGAGAATGAATCTCCACTGTTCCTTCTCACAGATCGAGATGCACTCGTGGAGTAAGTCTTCCAGATCGACTGGCAATAGTTCCGTAGGTGTTTCTGGATCGAAGCCAATGTTACGCTTTGTAGCATCCAGCAGTGTGGTGCCTACAATCGTACTGAGTGCAGCTTCACTGGCAAGATCAACGTACATCGGCATGAATGATCTCCAAAAGACAAACCGCAGTACAGCCACCCCCTGAACTGTACTGCGGCTGTTTCCATCCGAAGATGGTGAGTTATTGTTGCTACCCCGCTTATGGCTCTGGCGTCAGGGACGGGGCTTAGTGTAGAGTCGTGTGCCACGCAGACACACTAAGCCTTCGGCAACAAGTATCGTTAGGCTGTAACGCCTGTTCCGGTTGGAGTCAGATCGTCGTACTGACGAAGGCCGACAACCTGTACTGCAGCATCCAGCGTGTTAGCGTTTGTTCCTGTCAGTCGGTAGACCGTCGACAAGAACACGACACCAGCAACATCCTGAGCGTAGCTAACTTCTTCCGAGTCAACTTCAACCGACATTTCCATGTTGGCCAAAGCTGCACTGAAGGTAACCGTCTTGATGGTTGTGAAACCACTGGTTCCGGCAGACACTGTGGAGCCGCAGACCGTAACGGTCAGGGCACCTGTCAGGTCAGCGTTGTTGATGACAAGCATAGCTTTGTCGAACAACGTGGTGATAACGTGAGCATTACCGATGCTCCCGTTCATTGTTAGCGTACCGAGAGCCTTGACCTGGCTCTTGGACGCAAGATGCGTAAACTTCTGAGTAGCCATTATATTGTTCCTGTTCAGGAGAAGAATCAAAAGTCGTAAGTAAGAGGGGCATGGTTCAGGCGAACCTTACTACATGCCCCTCAGACCTGCATGAACTACGCAGTTGTCGCAGACAGGACAACGAACGGTGACAAGGTCAGACCGGCCTTGGCAGGAGTCAACACTGAAGTCCACCATGGGCGAGCATCGTCGAAGCTGGTGAACAAGAACACTTCTTCTCGTTCGAGGAAGCGGACATGGATGCTGCGAGTCAGCGTACCAGTTCCACGTTCACCGTACAGTACCTGCGTTGGGTTGACGCAAGCAAGGAAGTTGGTATTCCACTCGCTGATGACATTACCGTCCTGACCAGACGTAATACCGTTCATGTACTCTGTCCAGATGATTGGACGACCGAGCAACATGTCTGGGTTGGCAGAGTCAGCAGGGTAGAACAGCTTCACGAGGCCAGCGTTGTTTGGCGACTCGATGTGCAGAGTAGCGATCGTCGGGAACAAGTCCAGAGAGCACAACCATACTGCATTCTCGTAGCCCCAGACACGCTGACGCATCTTGAGGATGTTGGTACCGTTGACGATAACGGATGTTGACTGACCAGACTCTCGCAGCACAGTCAGCAACGAAGGATTGCTGGCGTGCAGCATACCCAGAGGTCGACCGATACCATTACCGTTCAACAGTTCATTGATGCGGTAAGAGCGAGCTTCCTGACGCAGACCCTGATCAATCAGAGCAGCGATAGAGAGAGGACTGTCAGCCATCAACTGATTGGTTGCTGCAGCAGCACCGTTCAGTTCGTGTGCCTTCAGAGAGATCATCTCCATGGCGTTCTTGCTGAGCGTCGGAGCAGCAGTTTCCTTACCTCGGTAGACGCGGAAGCCACCAGTCACCGAAGTGCTGTGGTCTTTGTCAACTCGGGCAGGAATGTCAACCGTTGGAGCGGTCATTGGGATACGAGTCATCTTGCTCGTAAGCTGGTCAGCTTCTGGCTCAAGCTGCATAACCGTGTTGATGAAGCCACGAGGTACAGTGATACCTGCTGCTTCCCAGTTGGCCTTGCTGAATTCGTCAGATCCTACTGCGTCCATCACAGCAGCTTTCAACCGTGGGTCGATTGCTTCTGGGTTACGAGACTTGTAGGCGTTGACAACAGCACCGAGGTATTCCTGCTGGTTCTTGAAGCCGAACTTATCCTTGTCGTCTTCCCATGCTGGTCGAGTGTGTACACTCTTGGAGAAGTCGAAGGTTAGCCCACTTGTCGCATTGGCAATACGAGACGTAGCGAGCAGTGCAGCCTTACGCTCAGCGAGACCGGCAGGAGTCTTGCTCAGTGCGTTCTGAACCGCTTCAATGCGATCCACAGCATCAGAGTAAGCCTGAGCGTCTTCAGATGAGAGCTTATCGCCCTTGGCATCGAAGACTTCGGTGACAGTAATGAGACGAGTTCGTTCGTCCTGAAGCTGGTTGACGGTCATCTTCACGATGTCGTCGTGCTTGGCAGGCGTATCGTTAAATACGAGTACGCGATTAGCGATGGCAGAAGCCATGACAAAACCTCCTAGATTGTGATGTGGCATCTGGCTTCTGCTTATGTGCGTTGCTGTGGGCATAGCCTTTGACACGGTAAGAATAACAGCATGACGGAAGCCCGTCAACTACTTAATTGCAAAATTCTTTCGAAGATTCAAAGCTCTAATTCTAAGAGCATTTACGTCTACTACATTTTGTGCAATAGAAATGTCTGCTCGGTTCTTAACTACGTCTGGGATGTGCAAACAGTTAAGGATGGCAGTATCAGGTTTAGCGTTGCGAACAGAGTGGAACAGACCGTTTGTAACAGCTTCTGAAGCAGACATGTAGGTCTCAGCTTCCATAAGTGTCTTCACCTGAGCCTCGTTCATAGAAGTTCTGGTAGTGAAGATATCTACGATGCTGTTGCGGTGGGACTCCCAGCGGTTCTGTACGTTCTGGATCTCATTGAGTGAGTCGATCTTGGCATACAGGTACGGGTTGTGCATCATGAACAGACCACCATTGCATATCTGTCGCTCTGACCCAGCAAGTGCCAGCCAGCCAGCAGAACTGAATGCGTATCCGTCGACGATGGTTGTAACCTTACCGGGATGCTCCAGCAAGCGGTTGTACATTGCCAGAGCAGCACCAACCTCACCACCTGAAGAGTTGATGCGGACGTTGAAGTCGCGTGGTGCGTCCTTCAGGAAGTCTGTAACATCGGCGGGTGTAGCGAAGTTGAAGGTCTCACCATCGTACGTCTTCTGAGGCATGATGATGTCATAGATCAGCAGTTCGTCAGCCTTGTTGAAGGTGACCTTGCACTCCAGCGTTTCACCAGAAGGCAACTGCTTACGGTTCAATACAAGTGACTTCATTGTCGATTCCTTCTGGTGATTTCTGGTTGGATACCCAATCTGCGACGACGTTGTCCAGAGTTGACGGACCAATGGTGATCAGGTCTTTCCAAGGTGCTAGCTGGTCCATCAGCATTCCGTGGAACTTATCGTTGTAGAACTCAGCCTTGGCAGCATCGAAGTCATCAGGACGGGACTGCTTCTTCTGATCAAGTACACGAGTCTCGTACTGCTTCAAGCCGTTGATGACGTTGAGAAATGCTGACTTGACTCTCTCTTCAGCATTTCGGATACGCTTGTCGATGTTGTCGCCCGAAGGAGACTTGTCCATCTTGCCTCCTGATGGAGCTTTGGCTGCTTCAGCTTTCTCCGTGACTGCTGCGTGCTCTTCGGCAGACACCATACCTTCGTTAGTCTTCTTGGTGGTTTCGATCTGAGCTTCAGCCATGTCGTTGGCAAGGTCAGCACCTTCCTCCAAGTGGAGCGAGTGCTGGACAGTCATCAGGTTAACAGGAACGTAACGCAGAGAACTTGACTCATCATTAGGATCAATGTGCATACCGAGCAGACCAGCACCATAAGTTCTGTCGATGAAGCCGATCTCGAACAAGTTTCTGAGAGCAGTAGTAAACTTGTCGATGACGTTGCGGTAGAGGTACAGTAACTCGAACTCGAAGCAATACAGCATCTGAGACGGAAGAGGGATAAGCTCCGACTTGAACTGACCTGCGATACGTGAGAGTAATGGGCCGATACCAGTCTGGACGAATAGGGCTACTGCCTGCGACAGATCAGCATCACCAGCTTTGGTCCCCATGTAACTGTGGAGCAGAGCAGGGGGGATGTTCAGCCCACGAGCTACGTCTTCCACGCTGAAGGCACGAGTCTCGATGAACTGGAGATGCTGGAATGGGATACCCATGTGAACAGGCTTGAGTCCCTGTTCAAGGATACGGGTACGGAAGATGTCCTCCAGTGGAGCGTTGGGGTCGTCTGTGAAGTTGGCTTCGAGACGCTTCAGGACTTCAGGAGCCAGTCGGTTCTCTGTGGTCAGGAACATCTGCGTAGCGATACCACGGCTGTAGAACTTCCAGCCGAACTCCTCAGACGCACGGTAGAGATCCAGAGACACCTCAGAACACTCTACGAAGCCGATAGCACGGTGGTATTCCGTATCGAGGACTTTACCCTTGAAGTGGGCAATGTCGCTCTTAGGCAGCAGCAGAGGCTCTGTACGGATGTCGCGAGAGGATACTCCTGTGTCAATGCGGTACAGAAGCTCACCTTGAGACGCCTTACGACCCGTGGACAGTTGCTCCTGACCAGAAGCACGAGAGATGTTCCCTCGGGTAATTCTGGATGGGTGAATGTAGTACAGGCGGGATGTGCGGCCTTGTTGGTCACGCTCTCGGTAGAAGTAGCAATTACCGTCCATCAGAACATCGTAGACGATTGTCAGGAGACCGTCGTCGGAGGATAGTTCTGGATGGAAGTAATGAGAGAAGATACGTGATGCTGGGTTGTCCGTTGTGGGTACGACTTTAGTCTTAGCTTGTGAGCCAGCTTCCAGTGCGTACATACGACGAGGAATGGAACCGATCATGCCGGTGTAAATGTCGATAGCACACTTAACGGCAGATAGCTTCAGAGCAGCAGTCGTGTTGTTGGTATACTGTTTCTCGTGATTCAGTACGCCGAACAGGTTCTTCCACGACAGCGTACCTGTGGTGTTAAGCACGATGTCGATGAGGTTACCGACAGCGGTCTTGGAGATAGTATCTTTTGGTTTGCGAGAAAACCAGCCCATGTGATGTCCTATTTCAAACCACGGATTTCTGTGATGGTTTCAACTTCAGGGTACATCCATGCTCCCATGGCCATTAACCCCGCTACGATACCGTCGATCTTGTTGGTAGACTTCGATCTGTCCGGTCTGCGTTGTCCATCTCTGGACTGTACGATAACTACGTTTCCGATCATCCAATCAAGGACAGGGTGGCCTCCGTGCTGGAATTGGTGGTCGATAGCCAACGCTTCCATTCGACGGCAAGGTTCGTTCATTCCAGCAAAGGACTGGGGGTAAGCTCTAGCTGGAAATCCGTATTGCTTGAGGGTGGTGTAAATATGATGTGATCCCCAGCGGTCGAAGCATATCTCTCGACAACCGGAGAAATGGGACAGGATACCTTTGTTGTTTCCATCCCCAAGCATGGCAGTAATGATTGCGTTCTCATCGACTGTATCCAAAGGGGATGTTGCATTGATAACGCCTGATTCCCACCATTGACTGTAAGGTAAGTTCTGTTCCTGTGATCGTTGGTAGATGGAGGTTGCAGGACACCAACCCCAATGTAGCATAACACCGTACTTAGGAAACCACAAGTTCAGTGATGCAATATCGTTCACTGAAGCGTTGTCGAATCCAGCGTAGCATTCTTCCTCCTGCAGGAACTCAACTTGACGAATGAACCACGACCAGTAAAGCTGGTAACGGCCAATGTACACGTCGACCGAAGTTGCCGTAGTAAATTTCTGGTCGTTAGCAATGTTGCACCAGTATGGGTGCTTGGACATCCATTCTTTGATAGCAACGATTGAGAGTAATGGGGTTTCAGGACTAGCGTTTCCGTTGGCCCAGATGTGGGATGGAATCCAAGCTGTTTCTGTTTTGGTACGGACGTTAAGGTGGAGACGAAGGAATCGGTTAAGTTCTACAGGGTTGTCTTGGGCGTTGCGAACCAGACGCTCGAAGTAATCTTTACGGATTGACTTACCGTAGTTAGGGTTGGCTTTCTTCCACACCTTTTCTGAACGGAAATCATCAGAAAGATCGGCTTCGTAGATCACTGGCAGGAAGGTTGGTTCCCACTGTTTGTCACTGGCAATGTTTTTGGCTTTGTCGTAGAGGCTATTGCAAACTGAGGGGCGATCATAGTCAGCGGTAGTCGTGTACAGTACCAAGGGCTGGGTACGGGCAGCGGTTCCAGTGAGCATAACGTCGATAAGTTCGCTGTTGGGATGAGCGTGGACTTCATCGACATAAACGAAGTTGGGAGACAGTCCGTGCTTGGTATCTGCAATAGAAGATAGGACTTTGTAGATGGCTCCATCAGTGTGCTCAAAGGATCTTGTAGATCGAAAGACACGTTTCTCTCGCAGTCTGGAGATTAGCTTGGGGTTGTTCTCAATCATGTACTGACAATGGCGGAAGTTATTGGAGGCTTGCTCCACATCAGCCGCACAGCAATAGTTTTGTGAGCGTTTCTCTTTGTCTACGAAGAACATGATTAGGGAGATGATCGCCCCAAAGCTCGAAGTCTTACTATTCTTTCGTGGAACGTAGATGAAACATTCGCGGTAACGTCGAAGGTGGGTATCCTTGTGCTTCCAACAGAACAAGTTCGCATAGATGCTGGACTGCCATCGTTCAGGGATATATGGAAGTCCTGTCAACTCACCTTCTGGAAAGCAGCACTCATTGACTACGAATGCAATTATACGATCCCATTCAGCACAGTCAAAGTAATAGTCTTTGGCTGTAACGAATGGGTCGTATCCGGGGATGCCTCTAAGAAAGTCGCAGGTATTCAGTTCGATCCATTTCCATCCAATCATCTTATCGAATTCGTAGATGGGATCTGGAACCTTGATCTTCTGATTGCCTGAGATGTAAGAAGAAGCTGGGTCTATTTCAAGTTCTAGCGACATGGGGTGTGTCGAATCTTACGAGTCGAATGTAACGGTATCAGTCTCGAAGGACATCACATCAGTTCCTGTGCCTGTCCAAAGGAAGGTCAGGATACCAGAGTACTTGTACTTCTTGAGTCCCTTGGCTGTTTCTGAAGCAGGAAGCTCAATGACCGCATAAGGAGCACCAGCACCTGTTCCAGTACCTGGAGGGTCTACGAAAGTTGCAGTACCTGTAATGACTCGTGTAGAGTCTGTCTCACCGGATCGTTGAAGCGTGAAAGTAACAGAAGCGTCAGCAAAGTTCAGTGAGCCTGTAGACGATAGCGGAGTACCATCAGTGTCAACGATTGGGATCTGTATCTCACGACCGTTTTGTTCGGTGTAAGAGTCACCGATCGTAAGAGTTTCTGGGAACGAAGTAATGGTTCCGGGTTCGAGAACTGCTGCAGCCAGCAAGGAAGTAATGGCACCAACAGATCCGATAGTATCTGTCTTGGTTTGGATCACATCTAGCTGGGTAAGGATCTCTTCCTGTTTAGCAAGCGTAGCATCTCCAGATCCGCCACCTCCACCACCAGCAGGTGCCAGCTCCAGCATGTTCGCAGTAAACTGGTAAACAGCACCGTCGACGACCAGTCCGGTATCAACCTTGTCTAAAATAGTTTTAGCTGCGGCCAATGCAGCACTCGTCGCCAGCCCACTCTGAATCTGACTCACCGGATGGATATGCAGCGACACGATGGTAAACGCCACTCCGTTGACCGGAGCCGATGTCAGAGGTTCCTCCAGCACGATAGTCTTTGTGGCTCCCACATAGTCTACTATCGAACGGACCTGACCGACCAGTGCCCCGTCAGTGAACACAAGCATCGAGTCGTTGTAGAAGTTATCAACCGCTGAATCGAGGTCAGTAGCGAACGTGGTCGTTGTTGCAGACGCATCAATAACAGTCGAGTCGATTTGTTGGAACGCATTCGTTTGTCGCAGTCGTTTGCCCGATGAAGTCGCGACGTTATGGGTAGCTTTTGTTAATGGCTCGTCCCAGATCAGGTCAACCAATGCGGCAGTAGCAGCGGAGTCCAGTACCGCTGCTATTCTGCCACCGTCCAAGGCTGCTGGCAGTCGCGTCTGAATGTCGTTTGTATCGCTCTGCACTGTCGCAATAGCCGCTAGCACAGCATCATCAGCGGTGCCGAGAGCAGTCGCGAGTTCCGCGTTCGTTGGCAAATCATCAACGCTTGCCTGTGTCGCAAGTCCGCTCTGGATCTCTGTCACCGCGTCTGTCGCGAGGGATGATGCGTTGACCGCGTTGGCTGCGATGCTTGCAACCTTAACTTCTGGAATTCCAGCCGCCGCTGTGATGTTTGTTCCGGCGAACTGAGTCGTATTGACGGGCTGAGTCGCAGTTTGGTAATCGAACGCATCCAACTCAATGTAGATATTCACCGGAACCATGTTTGTTGCACCACGAAACTGGATGGCACATTCATTGCCGCCATCGAGTGCCGCATCCGGGATTCCGATCTCGTACCATCCCGGCATGTTCGTATTGTCAACCGCAATAAACCCGCCACTAGCGAACGTGCCGAGCGTTGCTGTGGCCAGCGTAATTTGCACTTCATTGGACAGGTCGCCAGCGAAGTAATAGCCGACAAGAGACGCAGTGTTGAATACCAGATTTGCCAGACCTGCACCGGTTGTGCTTGCACTGTCCGCAATAAAGATTAACCGTCGAACTGAGGTAGAGCCTCGTTTTATTTTCACTGATCCGCTCCTCCTCTGACGTTTACCATTCGCACGCCGCCGCTCGCCGACTGTGGCGTCCCGTTCGGATCGGTAATTCCCCATTTGGTGCGCAGCAATTTTGCGGCCCGAAGAACTTGCCCCCACTCGCACGATCCACCGATAATGAGCAGTTCGTGAAACGCAAATGAGCCGAATTGCGATGCCGACCCTGTCCACAACGCACCGAGTGTTAATTCTGCAGCCAGCGATGCACTGACGGGAGACGTTGCGGAAGATGTACCGGAACTGGCTCCAAGTCCGTCGATCTGCTGCTGATTTGCACCAAAACACTGAGCCACACACACCCTGCCTGATGTCGTTATTGTGAGGTCCGTCAGCGTAGTTCCGTTGTGGCTTTGATATCTCGGGACCGTCGAACTGTTGATGTAAAGACTGCTGTAAGCCGTCGTTGAGTTTCCTCTCGCCCAAACGCGGCCAGCTCCGACAGGAGTCATGACGCACAGCCCAAAAAATCGCCCGGCTGTTGCCCCCGTGCTACCGTTTCGGAGCAGATCATTTGTGCCGTCAAACACGATCGCTGGATAACCGCTTCCGCTGTAATTTGCCGCATACGCTGGACCGTTTGTAGCTTCCGTTAAGTTCACAGATAATGTTGCTAACGAAGTCGGTTTCAAACACCTAACGATGTCGCCATCTTCGGCTGCGTCTGTGCCGCTCGTGTCTTCGAAAATCAACGCTGCATTGCTCACGTCGTAATGGAAATGAATGTCCGTTCCAAGCAGGTCTGTCAAAGTTGCGTCGGCCATTAGAATTGCTTCCCGGCAAGTGCAGTATTGACGCCAGCCACGTCACCAGCAGCGATCAAGGGATTGATTGTTTCATTGAGCCATGAAACCCACTCAGACTGCAGTTGTTGGCGATCTGCCTCAGATGCTGCCGCGTTTCGCTGTGCCGCAAATTGCTGTGCTGTCAGGTCCGCAAACAGCCACCCGCCACCCAATGCAGCGACCGCCGCGAAATCCTCAACACTTGGCATTCCCGGACCACCAGCAACTGCCTGAGACAGTGCCCAGAACGGTGCAGAATAGTTCGCGTCCGTGGTGTCCCAGTGTGTGTTGCGTGGATTCGTAATGTGGCTTAACCACCGATCTACATGAGCCGTAGCGACCGCATCAGCAGCAATCGCAGCCTTCATTGCCAGGACTGTTCCTGACCATTTTTCGTCACTGTTGTTGCTGACTAATTTCGTCAACATGCCCCGGAAGTTGAGCAGGAAAAGCAGTTCGGCCAGAACGATCGGGCGTGCTGTAACGCCGGTAGCCTTGAGAGTTGCTACCTGCTCTGCGTCTGTCCCGGTTAGCCCAAGGTTGATTGATGTCTCGTATGCGTTCATGTGTCCCCCAAAAACAACAGCGGATCAACGATCCGATCTTCAAATAACAAAACCCACAGGGACTTAAAGTTACCTTGGTTTACCTGATAATGGTGCCGTAACTAAGTTTGTGGGTATGTTTACGCAAAGATTATCAAGGTG